TGCGGAATCGCATGTACGTATCTCTGATTCATCACAGGTACACCCTCAGATGTAAACATGATAGCGGCATGTACTGGCAATTCACTTACAGCGGCTGCCGATAAAATTTCATAAAACTTACTTTCACCTTTAAGCCTCGCCCTTGTAGGGTCTTCGTCATACGCAATGTGTTTAATGTCACCGAAAGAGCCGTCCGCATATTTTTGAAGTTCCATGATATAGTATTGAGTCATAATTATTTCCTCCTAAATTAATGTTTCCAATATTTAATTTCAACTTCTCCGTTGGCACTCGACCATATATTGTTAATGCCACGAAGAGTAGTTAGCTGTTGTGGTGTGAGTTGGTAAGTAACTGTTGGTTCTGCAAGTCGATACCAAATATAAGTATCACCCATAGCAGATAAGAAAGAACTAACGTCCGTGAAACGACTGTCTTTAATAATTATTCTGTATTGATCGGATGGAGCATATAAAGAAATTGAATAGTCTTGCTTATCAGCGTATGTAGATATGTTGCCATATCCATCTATTGGTGTATAATAATTTGAGCGAATGTATGAAATTGATAAAGATTTATCTTTCAATATATCATTAGGAGTATTTTTATTTGACATGAAGCACACTCCGCTTGCACTATAACTCCATGACAACTCATTAATTTTACACTGTTTAAATTCTTGTACTAACTCACCCGATATTAAATCTACATATCCACCATAAATAGTTCCTGCAACATCAGTCCAATCAATAGTTGTTGTAGACATTGTTGGCTTTTTATCTTTCCAAACGATAGCGTTACAAGAACCTGACATGAATACATTGCCGCTTCTCTTTAAAGGAATTCTAACCTTTTTAATATCGTTATACAGACTCAAATCAAGTCCTTGAATTAAGATTCCATCACCTGCTGTGTAAACTACATTCTTACCATTTGAATCAAGTAATGTCGGTTTATTAAAAGTAACATTATTTAAACTACCTGCAATAGCACCATATAAAGTTTCGTCACCGTTCACATCTATTACACCTAAAACCGCACCAGTATATGCTGTCGGCGTACCATAAGCTGTCATTAGCCCATCTTTATCTACTACCCATTTCACGCCATAACCAGTTGTCGTATTAACCATAGGCGTAATAGGATACTCAACAAAAGCCTGATATACATTAATTCCAGTCCAACCAGTAATGGGTATAATATTATTAGGAGTTGGATCACTGTCACTTTGTTGAACAGGCATAAAGTGAATCTTACACTCCTTTATCTTTCCAATCATATCTGTTTCTGGTTTCGCAATAGTACCAGATGTAGATTCAACGTGTGGCTGATTAAGAATAATTTTTCGTTTTGCCTTTTGTATGTCAAAAGTTTCTGTGAGTTCATATTCTATTTCTACATAGTCGGCGTTTGACCAGAAATTATTTTGACATTTAAGAGTGGAAAGTTGGGCAGGAGAGAGAGTTGCTACTATAAATGGTGTTTTTATTTCATACACTAAAGTAACAGGTGTACCATTATTATATTGTTCTGTGCAGAAATTTTCCCAATATGTAGCATCTCCAATTCTTTGATCGAATGTTATAGTCCGTTCATTGTACATAACACCTATTTTATCTTTGGTATATGGACTATAGGGATAATGTGAACAAAATCCATTCGCAGGTTGTTTGGCTTGCATTCCTGTGGTTGATATATATGTAGTGACCCAATTACTTCCTGAATTATTAAAAGTTTCTTGCCCCGTCATTTGATAGCAATAATAACTTTGTACTAATTCACCAGTTATTAAATCAACATATCCACCATAAATATTTCCTACATTATTTGTCCAATCTATTGATGTTGTTGTGCCTTGAAATGGTTCATAAGTATAATCTTCATTGTCAACAGCAGTAACCATAAATTCTGATAACGTAAAAGATAAACCGCAAATACGTATTTCAAACCCTTGTCTTTGCGGTATTTTTGTATTTTGACTAAACAATATATTTTTAAATATTACCGTATCACCAATAATTTCACTTACACCTTTGCTTGTCCCTGTCGGGACTATCAATTGTATTGTATCTAATCCTATATTTAATAAATTATTTGTAATATTACTTACTTTAAACGATACATTATATCGTTTCTCAAAAATAAGATTATCAACACCAATAACAACATATCCATTTTGAAAAGTATTTTTGATTGTAGAATTTGGTGCTTGCGATTGTTCAATGATTAATGGAGTATCTGGGTTCTCATATATGGTCGTGCTAATTGTAGTACCATAGCTATTGGTTGTATGATATTTATTTACATCAGTGTCGCTTATATTGACAGCCCCATATCCAAATATATGTGCCATATTTTTTCCGCACTTATACCCCTCAACACCATTCCAACCTGTAATTTCTCTTACATTTTCAGGACTTGGATCACCACTACCTTCCTGTCTGGGACTAAAATGTACTTTAAAAGACGTAATCTTACTAACATTTGGAGAGATGAACGATGCCATCTCCCCACTTTCTTTTACTGTTAAGTTGCCCATGACATCACCCCACAATACGTTCCATCTGTGATGCACATTTCATATGTAGTGTTAGTCTCGATTCCTGCCCACCAATCAGGCATTTTTACTGTATTAGGAAGAGACAATACAGTAGGTGTTGTGCCAGATGTAAAGATAATGTCCATAGTTCCACTTGCAGGTGGTGTCACTGTTAATGTATAAAGTTCACCACAATTATATCTATATGAAGGTTTTCCTGTGATTACTGGGTCTGTACCTGACACTTCAACAACAAGAGAATCATAATCATCTTTAACGTCAAGCATTTGTTTGATTGCGGTCTTTGCTTCGTCTGTGTATGTACCTACAGTATTCGAAGATTGAGATTGGGTTGTGTCACCCGCCGCCTTTGCGAGACCATAGAATGTTGATTCATGTTGTCTTGATGCACATATAGGACGATATGTAGCTGTTCCCTGTTTTACGTGAGTGGCATTTGCAGGTGCTATATATAATTGTCCATCTGTATTTATACCTATGCCATATATATTTTCTCCTGAATTATTAATTTTAACGACTCCAAAATTTGTACCTGCTTTTGGGATATTCGCCACTCCTTCACTAACGACACTTGTTCCATTAATCTGTACATCTTCTACTAAAGAATTATTTATCAAATCACTTGTATTAACAGGAATTGTAGTATATTGATTAACTTCTATAGCGGTATTACTTCTTGTTATTAAATACCCCTGTAATATAGCCATGCCGTTATAAGTAACAGAAATACCAAATGCAAAGACATCGTTAGAATTAATATAAGTTTTTCCAACATAAGGAAGAACCGCACTACTCAAATTTTTTACGATTACATTTGCGCCACTTTCTAAGGCATTTGAAATATCGGTAAATGTACTATCAATTTCATATATACCATTATCACTATTTATAACATCACCTATTGTTACTATTAACACGTTTGCTTTATTAGCCACACCAAGCATTGATTGAATAGATGCTTTTGCTTCATCGGTATACGTGCCAACGGCATTATCGCTTGCTGACTGCGTAGAGTCTCCCGATGCCTTGGCTAAGCCATAGAATACAGATTCGTGTTGTCTAAGTGGTACTATAGCCCGAAACTGATGATTACCTAACTTTATTGTTCCAGAATTAGCATCACACAAAAATAAATAACCATTTTGTATGCCTATCCCATTGTTAGTATTAATATGTGCAACACCTGCCTGAGATGTACTTGCAATAGGAATATTTACGATACCATTATTAACAATAGAATTATTTTCAATTTTAACGTCTTCAACAGGAGCATCAATCAGTTCTGCTATATCTTCTTTGTCTTGTTCGGTTAATATATAATCTTGACCATCTTCACCTTTAATTGTGGGAATCTGTATCCAATTCCCGTTTTGATCTTTTATTTTTAATACACTCATGTTAAATCACCTCGCTCTCTATGAGGTATTTAATCATCGTCCAATGATTGTAATAGTACCACTTGTAAACTTATGGTCATTTGCAGAATAAATAAAAATATTGTTCATTGTTTCACATTCTATTAATCCCATAGAGTTTTTACAAGATGCTAAATTTGAACGAGAATAAGAATACGGAAGATTCTCCATAGCTTCGCCAAAGAACCTACCTCCAGACAACCATAAATGAGACAAGGTTGTTCTCTCTGTCGAATAATAAACATTTGGCGCATTTAAAACAGCTATATCTGCACTGGATTTAATTTTTGCTTCATTGTTATTAACAACAATCCAACCTGTTCCATTACCAGTTGCAATCATTGAATCAAAAAGTATAATTAATTCTGTTAGCGCAAATGAATTACCATCTTCATCGGAATCTATATAAATTAATTTTGTTTCTTCTGTGATAGTTATTTCTTTAATAGTTCTAAAAGGTGCTTGATATACACCAAGCATTTTTTGAATAGCAATAATAGCTTCATCTGTATAAGTGCCAATAGCATTAGAAGATAAAGATTGTGTAGTATCTCCTGCGGCTTTAGCTAATCCATAAAAGATTGCACTATGTTGATTGCTTGGAACTATAGGTCTGTAAATACTTTCACCACTTTTAATTTGAGTATCATCTGCTTTGTAAACTGTAATACGTCCATTAGATAAAGAAGCTATACCATAATCATTGCCTGTTTTTACAACACCTAAATAATTATAAGAAGCCTTTGGCATCTCAGCTACACCACCACTTACAATACTTGTCCCATCAATTTGCACATCAGTAACAACAGCATCAGGTTCACCACCACTGTCAATCCATACATTTACATTTGTATCTGATGGTGCGGAAGTTCCTACGTAAACTCCTGGATCGCCAGTATCACCTTTAGCACCCGTATTTCCAGTATCACCCTTCTCACCTTTTTCGCCTTTTAAAGATGCTAATTGTTCGGGAGTAAAGTCGGCATATGTAAAAGCGTCACCCTTATCACCTTTTAACCCAGTATCACCCTTATCACCTTTCACGCCAGTGATTTCAACCCATTTACCATTTTGGTCTTTTATTTTTAATTTACTCATGTTAAATCACCTCACTTTTTCTTAAATTACGGTGAAGTAACTAAATCTGCGGGAACCCATGTTTTAAGTACACTGCTAGAGTTTAAACCAACATATGTTATGTAGTTATTACCACCTGTACCGGAGATTGTAAGAGGGGCTGAAACTGTACCACTTGTGCCGGAGAGGATATGATAAAACTGTTTAGATAATGTATTGGTTCCAGCTGGCATATTAATGAATTGGCACAACACTCCAAAGGTGTTATTGCTACAATTATCCCCAAAGGTGTTATTGCTACAATTATCCCCAAAGGTGTTATTGCTACAATTATCCCCAAAGGTGTTACTACTGCAATAACAACCAAAAGTATTATTGTTGCAAGCGTCTCCAAAGGCATTGCTGCAACCATTATTAAAAGTGTTGTTACTACAATAACTACCGAAGGTGTTGCTGCAATTGTCTCCAAAGGTGTTGTCGCTACAATAATCACCGAAAGTGTTGCTACTACAGTTATCCCCAAATGTATTGCTACAGCAAATATTCCCAAAGGTGTTATTGCTACAATTATCCCCAAAGGTGTTGCTACTGCAATAACCCCCAAAGGTGTTACTAAAAACAATGTTATTCAAATAAGGGATATACGCCCCAGTATACTCCATTATATTGACATAGTTTCGGTAACATTTAATGATATTACTGAAAACTACACAACTCGTGGACATATCCATTACCGCAACAGACCCGTCCTCATAAGTCAGTGTCTCAGCCTCTGAATCATAAAAGCTGAATGTATAGACCCATACAGGGTTAGCCTCATCAACTGCCGTGATAGCCGCAGTGTGTTCAAGAGTAGTTAACATTCCAACAAGACTCTGCACGATACATTCTGTAATTTTATACCGTTTAAACTGAATTTGTTTAAAGTCATAAGGGCACTCGTTGCCACGTTCATCTTTCATCCAAAAGATGACACCCTTACCATTGGTAGCATCTGCCCACCCAAAACGATTTCTGTCATTGTCAATACAGTATTTCAACTCCCACGCTTCAAGGTTTGCCGAGTGGTTTTCGGCTGTATAATAGGTATCGCCCTCATGCAAGCATGCACGGGCATTTTCGTTTAATGTTGATGCATCGTCTGCAACAACAATAATATCAAAGGGATGTGATACCGCCCTTGACTCTTCCTGTGTAGTGGTACAAACATAGTCAGTGATACGATATTGCATTCCCGGAATTAATGTTCTAGAATTGCGTTTTGCTAAAAGTGCGGCATGTGTAATAGATTCCATTGGACTTCCACCGCTAACAGCATTAGCAATACCATTTTCTATATTATTTAATTTTTCTTTGGTAATCACGTCACCGTTTTCCCAAACAGTTTTTATATAAGCCATATCATTATCTCCTTTTTATTCTACTATAGCATTACCTACTATTGCTTCTCCCACAGTATTATTTGTATCATCATTTTCTGAAGTATCTACCCAAACTATTATTTGCGGATCAGTAGGTTCGGTATCCCCAATATATACACCAGAATTACCAGTATCTCCTTTTATACCCTGAATACCTTGTTCACCCGTGTCTCCTTTATCACCTTTTATGCCTTGGTCTCCTTTATCGCCCTTATCACCCTTTTCGCCTTTGAGTGAAGCAAGCTGTTCGGGTGTAAAATCAGAGTAAACAAATGGGTCGCCCTTATCACCCTTATTTCCTGTGTCGCCTTTAACTCCTTTAGGAATGCCATAGGTAAGTGTAACTGCGCCAGTTACAGGATCAACAGACTTTTCAACAGTGACATCAGAATCAACACCTAATGTAATAGCTTCGACATTCATATCTTGAATAGCTTGGCTTGCGGATTGTGCGGTCGTAGCATAATTCTGCGCTTCACCTACAGCCGACAGCACATTAGACTTAGCAAGTTCAACTATTTCTTTATCACTTTGCGTTTTCTCTGCATTTACTAATGCTCTGCTTGCGGACGCTGATGCAGAATTTGCAGATTCTTGTGCGTCTGTAGCAGATTGTTGTGCATTATTCGCAGAGTTCTGTGCGTTTGTTGCGAAAGTTGATGCTTCATCTGCTTTAGTTGATGCCTCAGTAGCTTTTTGTGTTGCGGTTGAAGCAGAAGATTGAGCATTCGTAGAAGCGGTTTCCGCACGTTCTGTATATTGTTCGATCTCAGTAGCAATTTGTTCAGCATGTATTTCAGATGTTTTAGTATTATCCTCACTAGCTTTTGCTTTTGTTTCAGATTGTTCCGCATTTTCAGCGGCAGTCTCTGCACGTTCCATATACTGTTGTGCCAATGTTTCTGAGTTAGATGCGCTAGTTGCTGACGTTTCTGCATTTACTGCTGACTGTTGAGCATGGTTTGCACTATTTTCGGCACTTTCCGCACTTGCCGATGTTTGTTCAACCGCTTCATTTAAAGCTGCAATAGCAACAGATATAGCATCCTGTTCAACAGGTTCTACCTCAATGTCTGCACGTTCAGGACGTTTCTCAACAGGAATTCTGATAATGTATTTGGTGCGTCCATCTTTATCTGCGGCATGTACATTGATCATTACGATAACGTCTTTACCTGATAAGAAGAACGCATCATCTATTGGTAATTCATTATCTGTTCCTATAATAACTTTTGCTTGTTTATCACCTTTATTTGAAATATCTGCGTCAAAACTAGTGGGCAAGTGCAGTCCGCTTATTTTCAACACCTGCCCATATGCATACTGAGAGCGTGAATCAGTCGTTATTTCACGACCATGATTAAATTTAGCATAAATAATATTATCATTATTTGCCATGTTTATTCACCTCATTTAATTATAAAACACCAATTACTTTTTGAAAATAAATAGTATCGGCTGTTGAAGATGTCCCATTAACCCATCTTACACCTATTTGATTATTTGTCCAATCTACTAAAAATCCACCTCTTATATATGTTCTATCGTTATCAGAAATATATACAGGTACGTTTCCAAACTGTCTACAAAAAACAAGATTTTGACTAATATTAGAAGTATATGCTTGTACAATTACTATATTATGATTTGCTAAACTGGGAATAGACGCATATGTATAGGAACTTTGAGTAGAAGGAGCTGTTGTTTTTGTATTATATATTGCTGTTGGTGTTATATGGACTAATATTTTGGTAAATAATTTTTTAATATCTAACATATATATATTTAACCCTTTCTTATTAATTGATAGTAATTATGTCATTTTCCCAACCTAATGCTGCTATTGCAGAATATAATAATCCATCTGTTGTGTCTGAAGAAGGAGATGGAGTAGAACTCCCACTTAAATGCATAAAAATATTTCCTGTTTGATCTACTGTTAAAGCATTACTGCGTCTTTGCAAAAGTGGAATATCCATACCATTTCCTATAACAAATAATGACTCATCATCTTCTTTATTATAACATCCAATAACAGTTTGATTATTTCCTTTTGCTATAACGTGATCTCCAATAGCAACGGAATAGTTTTCTCTTGCTTCTGAAGCGCTACCCATAGCAAAAGAACTATCTCCTTCTGCAATAGTTTCTTTTCCACCTGCATAAGAATAATTTCCTGATGCTATATTAGATAGTCCATTTACTGTTGAATATCCACCATATTTACTATCTATTATTCGTGATCCAAAAGTAAAACTTGGAGTAGTATATAATTTAGAATAATAGATACGTGAAGAACATTTTAATGATAAATCTACGTCTTCTTGTTGTAATACTATTGTTCCTAATAAATTATTGTTTTCATCTTTTTCGCTTATAGTTATTGTCCCACTATAACTACCAGAACTAGGACTTATAGATATAGTTTGAGGTAAATTAGAAATAGAAAATTCCCCCGTAATATCATATAATGATAAATGAGTTCTTTTATCGAGAACAATAGTAAGGTATTTAATTTTATCATCTATTTTATTTTCTGATAATTTTATAGTAAATTGTTTCGTTACAGTGTTATTACGAGAAAAATCTTCTGAAATTTCTTGTTGTGATTCAATAGTTTCCACACCATTATCTTGACTAATTTCAAAAAATCTATCATTACTATTATTACTATTTTGTCCATATATACCAGTAGGTTCTATTTGAAAATGAGACCCGTCCTCTTTACCAATAATAGTTGTTTCACCAAAACTTGCAATAACATCATTACTATTCTTTATATCAACACTATCATTATCCAATAAAACATGTCCTTGATCACTTTTACCTATTCTTATTTTTGGTATATTATTTTCAATCCACAATTTAATATAACTTAAACCGCCTTTAAATAATTCTATTGCATCTCCAATTTTCCAACCTGTAGACATGTCATTTTCGGGATGCACATAGATACCATGGTTATCGGTTTCTACCTCTATAAAAGAAGTAGCTGTAGTAGCGGCAAGTTCTGCTAAACGATTAGTATAATCAACTAATTTATTATCAACATATTTATACCAATTATTTTGTTCATATAAATTAATACGACAATAACTAGTTGTGCTATCATAACATCCACCAATTAAAACATATACTTTAGTAGAATCATTAGGAGTTTGAGTCCACCATATTGTATCTAAATAATATAATCCATTATTAATTGTGCCTACTAAATAAACAGGTTGATATGGGGTCAAACAATTAGCAGTTAATGTTGTATTAAGACTATATCTTGAATCAAAGGCTCCATAACTAGCATATACAGCACCTGTAATATTGGCATTTGCCGCATATGTAGTGCTGCCAGTACTAAGATAAATAGAAGAACCAACTTCAAAGCCATTAGGATTTGCTTTTTTAGTATTAGCATTTGTTCTTGTAATATTTCCAGATGAATCAGTGCAAATATTTTGATAAGTACCATTACCATCTTTCATAAATAAACCAGTTTGCCAAATACCAAGTTCGCCTGTTTTACCAGAAAAATTATTAAGAATATGATTTGTTTCATTGGTGTTATAATTCATATTTTGAATTACCCAATATGTTCCATCATATACAAATAAATAAGTTCTTCCCCCTACTATATAATCTGCTCCGGGTAAATTATTAAGAGTTTTATTGTAAATATATTTAATATTTTTTGCACCTGTATTATTTATATTTAACGTTAAGCTTCCAACGGCTCCAGTGTTAGTATTATTAAATTTAACATTTACAGTTGTACCTACATTAAGCACAAAATTGGTTGTTACAGGTGTGATCGTAGCTGATTTTATAGCCCCTGCATCTGCACAAGTTGCATACCATATAGACTGTGCAAGAGCAGTATCAATTTCTGCCTGTGTGTCTTCAGGAGCAGGAGACCAGTCAGTAGCTTTTGAACCATGTTCAAGCTTGGCATTCGCTACTTCCCATGTTAATCCTGAGCTGACTCCTGTAAAACACAATGCTACATAGAATTCATAATCTGGATATTTTGATGCGCAAATAAATGTATATGAATATGATGTCCACTCATTCGCAGGAATAGTCTTATAACCACCCTTTGTCCATCCAGTATAGGCTGCTGTAGAAGATCCATTTCGCCATGCTGTATGAGTGTGTACAGTAGTAGATACGCTGGCTTTAACTTTGCATGAAAACGTAATAATTTCATCAGCAGCAACTACTCCTGGCTTTGTGAGCCATCCAACACCACGATTTCCTGTACTAGTTTCAGTCGCCGTTAATGCATTAGTTAAACCATCATAATTTTTTACACTAATGAGATTTATGCTAGTGTTATATCCAGTAATATTACCAAATGTATTTACTGCTTCATCAGAATCCGTTGTTGGCGCAAATGGATTTGCAGTATTTCCAAGTAGATTCCTTCCACCAATTTCAAGATTATCAATTTTATCATTAGCTTCTTCTGCTTTATTATTAGCAGTTTCCGCAGAATTTCTTATATCTGTTACGTCACTAATAATATAAGGAACATAATTACCCCAATATTCTCCTTCATAAACACTCAATCTTACATCATAATCAATTACCGCTCCTGCATTTGCACGAAAAGTAAAAGTTAACATTTTATCCTCTGTAGTCCAATGAGAAGAAGAATCATCAGGTTCAGAATATTTCGTACCTCTTGCAATTGCATAGCTTCCATCTGAAGGAATATCTATTACTCTTGTAGAAATTCCACCTATTCCCTCAAGAGTTTTCGCAGGAGCAGATGCGGTATTTGTTCCCCAAAATTGTACCGAATCACTTTGTTGAACTAAATAAAAATTTGCATCCGAGGAAGCCCCTGTGCTTTGATTATTGCGAAATTCCGCAAAAAAAGTATACATTGTACCTTTCTTAATAGAAGGATTATATCTGGGAACACAACAATCATTTCTTATAAGTGATGTTCCAGAACTATTATCTATATGAACATGTAACCAACCATCTTCAAGTTGAGTAAAAGTAAAATTAGAATTTTTTGTCCATCCATAAGAAGAACCATTTTCCATCCAATAGCCATTTGGATTAGTTTCTGCATTATATATATCTGTTAAATCATGAGAAAAGAATGGACTTAAATTAGGATAAAGAACAC